GTGCGCGCCGCCGGGGCGCCCCCCCCCCGCGCCCGCGGCAAACCCCCTAGCCCCCGCCGGTGGTGGAGAACTCGCCCTGCTGCCAGTCGCCCACGTTCTTCTGCGTACCGAAGTCGGCAATGAGTCGCTGGTTATACTCCAGTTCGGCCTGTAAGTCGGCCAGCAGGGTCTTGGCGCCATCCTCCGACTTGTTGACGATGATGCCGCAATGGATCTCCCCACCACCACGCACCATGAGGTTGATGGGGATGAAGATGTCGAGGTGTGTGGACTTGGCATGGCCACGCGGCCACATGAAGACGGCCTTGAAGGTGCGGTTGCGGAGAATATCACGGAAGGCGGCATTGTGAAAGGGGGCGTTGTGTACGATGCCCGTCACGAGGCCCGTGGCGGGGTCTGTGCGGCGCATGTAGTGCGGAAAGTAGTACTCGCAGAAGGCCGGGTAGTTCGCCAACAGGCGGCGGATACGGGCGTCTCGCTGGGCGCGTGTCTCCCTCTCTGCTTCGGGGGAGAGCTCCGTGAGACTCTGCACCCGTTTGCAGTGCTCCTCCCACAGGCGGCGGGCTTCTTTCTCTTCGCGTGTGACAGCCATCCCGCGCTTACTCCTTTACGTTAGCCCGCTCCAGCAGGAACTCGTTGTGCAGTCGATTGAGCACCTTCATAAAGGCTACGGTGACCTCCGGGTCACTCTTGGCCTGATACTCCACCCAATCGGAAAAAGCCATAAAGACGTCGACCGTCTGCACGATGTTGGCCTTCTTGTCGAGGCGCTCGATGACGGAGGAGAGCTTAACTAATTTGTCGGCCAGCCCACTGACCGATGTGGGATCGTCGCCGGTGTTGACGTCTTCGATCAGATTGTTGATAGTCACCAGCAGTTTGTTAACCAGTTCTGGGCGCGTGATGCTCCGCGCGGCGCGCAGTTCTTTCCATCCGTTCTTGTTGATCCATGCCGAGACGCTTTGGCGAGAGACCCCCACCCGCTCGGCAATCTCGGCCACCTCGCTGCCACCGACATAGAGCATCTTGGCCAGCTCCCGCTTGTTTTCGTTGTCCTTTTTCGTACCCATTTGAAATGGCGTTTAATTGATTGTTGCGTGGCAAAGGTCTTCCGGGGGTTACCCCACCCCAAAAAAGTGTGCACTCCGTGCATACTTCTCTGCACTCAGTGCACACTTCTCTGCACTCGGTGCACACTTTCTTGTTTGCCCCCTTGCGGCACCCACACCTTTGCCGCCGAACAATCAACGACAACGAGCAATGGCAAGAATACGACTGACAAACAGCTCCCTGAACGCATACGGCACACGCATCCTGACGTCCGGCGTAGACCTGACACAGTATAAGCGCAACCCGGTATTGCTCTACATGCACGAGCGGGGAAACATCATCGGGAAGATGAAGGATCTGAAGGTGGAGGGCGACGACATCACGGGCGAACCGGAGTTCGACGAAGCCTCGGAGTGCAGCATCCGATGCAAGAAGCAACTGGAGTTTGGAAGTCTGCGCATGTCCAGCGTGGGGATCGACATTGTGGAGATGAGTGCAGACAAAAAGCACCTCCTGCCGGGTCAGACTCGGGAGACGATCACGAAGTCGAAGCTGGTAGAGGTGTCCTTGGTGGATGTCGGAGCTAATGACGAGGCGATGGTGCTCTATCGGAATGGCCAGCGGCTGAACCTCTCCAGCGGCACAGACGAGGCCTTTTTGCCAGCCTTACTGACCGCAAGCAAGCAAACAAACCATACAGATATGAACGAGACATTGAAAAATGAAGTGGCCGTGCAGCTGGGTCTCTCAGCCGAAGCAACGGCTGACGAAGTACTGACTGCGGCCAAGGCCAAAGTGGAAGCACAGAAACAGGAGATCGAGACCCTGAAGGGCGAGATCGAACACGTGGAACTCTCGGCCGTGACCGACTTGGTAGACGGAGCCCTCGCGGCCAAAAAGATCCCCGCAGAGAAGCGTGACTACTTTATCGAGCTGGGCAAGAAGGTGGGATCGGCAGAGCTGAGTCAGCTCTTAGGCAGTATGAACGCCTCGGTGAAGCTGACGGACGTGGTGAAGTTCGCGTCCGAAGGGGGCACAGCGACGGAATACAAGAAGCTGAGCGATGTGCCGAGCGACAAGATCATCGAGCTGCGCACGAAAGAGCCGGCGGTTTACCGCAAGCTGTATAAAGCGGAGTATGGCGTGGAGTGCGAACTGGATAACTAATTCATCCCAGTCCCTCCCCCCGATATAAAGCACACCAAGGTGAGGGGGGGACAAAGGGCGAATAGGATCGCAAGTCGGCAAAGGCTGAAGGGGAATGGGCTTCGCGGATCCGATGACGCTCCCCCCTCCCTCTCCCTTTTATAGGGAAAAGAGATGAACTGACAACTAACAAACTAAACAAAGACAACGATGATGAAATGGATGAGAATGATCATGGCGTTTATGGTGAACGCGATGATCGGAGCGACGGCGGCCTCGGCGCTCGGTGCGCCCCTTGCGTTGGGTGCAGTGGGTGCGCTGATGGCTGGGCCGCTCATAGGGGGCGGAGTAGGCGCCCTGAATGCGAGCGTGCTGACAGAGGTCTGGACGGGCGAGCTGATCAAACAACTGCGATCGGCCGACAAGGGCACCTTCTTGGACGGCATACCCGACTACTCGAAGTATGCGAATAATGACGTGATCCACATGATCAACGTCGGTGGCGACCCCAAGGTGCTGACCAATAACACGACTTACCCGCTTCAGATCACGGCCATCACAGATACCGATGCCGTGTTCAAGCTGGATAAGTTTCAAACGGAAGCCACACCGATCACGGACGATGAGCTGTATGCGCTCTCCTACGACAAGATGGCCTCTGTGAAGGAGCGCCACGGGCTGGCTATCCTGGAGGCGAAGCTGAAGAAGGCCATCCACGCGCTGGCACCGGCCTCGAATACGGCTACCACACCGGTGATCAAGACCACGGGCGAGGTAGAAGATGGCGGCACGACGGGCCGCAAGCGCTTGACACGTCACGATATTATCGAGATGAAGAAGCGCTTCGACCTGATGAGTGTACCTACCGAAGGGCGCCGTTTGGTGCTCTGCCCCGAACACATCGCTGACCTCTTGGAGATGGATCAGAAGTTCGCCGAGCAGTACTACAACTACGCCTCCGGACGTATCTCCATGCTCTACGGCTTCGAGGTGTATGAGTATGTAGCCGGCCCGGTCTACAACCTGACCGGCGCTAAGCAGGCGCTCGGTACGGCTCCGGTAGTGGGTAGCATCTATCAGGCCTCGGTAGCCTTCCACACGAGTCGCGTGTTCAAGGCCACAGGATCGACAACGTTCTACTACTCCGAGGCCAAGAACGACCCGCAATACCAGCGCTCTTTAGTGAACTATCGCCACTACTTCGTCGTCCTGCCGAAGAAGGTGGAAGCCATTGGTGCCATCATTTCAGACAAGAAGTAAACGGTTATGGCAGCGAAAGCAACGAAAGAGAAAGCTCCGGTGGAGACACCGGTCACTCCGTCTGAGGCTCACGAGGAGCCTCTGGCGGAAGTGAAGGAGGTCGCCGGGGCTGGCGAAACAGAGTCGGGTGACTCGGAACCCCTGACGGAAGTGAAGGAGGAGGCTCTGACAGAGATGAAGGAGGAGGCCACCCGCGAAGCCGGGCCGGGTGATTCGGAGCCGCCTGCGGAGGCAAAGGAGGAAGCATCGGAGGAGGCGCCGGCCGCACCGATGTACGACTACGAGGTGCTCCCCCACAACCGGGATGGGGCTACGGAGGAGCAGATCGCGATGGCGAAGAAGGTGCTTGATCAAAACGCGGACATCCCGGCCGTCTACATCGTGGGCGGGCTTTACCTCTCCGAGGAATGGCGCGCCGACAGATTGTCCGAGAACGGCGAACACAAAGTGACCGTCCGCCGTATCATCAAAGAGAAAGGTTCTTAATCAATTAGTGGGGCCTCTCAGAGGCCGCACGACAGGTGAATACTTCGTTCTGTTCATGGAAGGGCTTTCCCCTCTGCCTACCCCTAAAAAGGTGGGCGGGGGAGGCCCTCTCTCGGGGGGGGATGTTTAGCTGTTGAGGGCTTCGCCCGGTTTATTCGTTGAGTCGAATAAGCCACTCTGGCAAACCAACAATTCTGGCAACTCAACAATTCAACAATTCTGGCAACTCAACAAACAACAAACCATGGAAGTACTCTTTGAAGGCACTGGGGCCATGTTTCCCGTGGCCACCGCGTGTTTCGTATTCGTTTTAATCGCCATCATAGTAGACCTTGTCAGCGGCATACGGAAGGCTAAAGAGAGCAAGCAAAAGATCCGCTCGAAACCGCTCAGCCGTACCGCTACGAAGTTCGTCATCTATGAGGGCGCCGTGATCATTGCAACCATGATCGACTACATGCTGCATTTCTCGCATCTGTTTGTATTGATGAAGCTGCACCCCATCGTAGGGTTGCCCGTCATTACCTGTCTGATGAGTGTCTTTCTCTGCATCATCGAGATCCTCAGCGTAATGGCGCGGGACTTCGCGCTTCCCATTGATCCCCGTGAGGCATATGTGACGCGTACAGGACTGTTCGCAGACGGAAAAGCTCTAATCGACCGATGAAGTGCTTCTCTTTGGCCGGAAAATCAGCGGCTGCATTTTTGCATCCTCGGCAGTTCTCTGTTCGATGAATCCTTGTGCCTCCATTGTATCCAGTACGATCGCTTGGCGCTTCTTTGCCGCGATGAAATCGTCGAACGGGGAGAGGG